ACACCCTTGGGTGGCCCGTTGTAGGCCGTCAGGCGCACCTCATTGTCAGGGCCAATCAGGATGGCACCGACCTGTGTGCTGTCCTTGGACTTGGTGGCGATCAGTTCCGCCAGGGACATGAAGTATCGCGTCCATGTGGGTGTCTGTTTGTCAGTCATCGTCTTTCCCTTCGGCTTTTGCGATAGCGTCGAGTGCCGCACCTGCAAGCATTTCCAGGGCCACACGCAACTGCGCCTCGTTCAGTCTCCTGTTGGCCTTGGCTGCGCCCGTGACCATATGCGCGACCTCTAGTAGATCTGGCGCGGCGGCGATCAGTGCTTTGTCGGCGGTTGTCATCGTGATCTCCTAAAGTGCAAAAACAAGGGCGGCCATAGCCAGGACGAGCGTCAGCGTGACACCAATCCCGGTTAGCCGCTCGACACGCTGGCGGCGCTTACGTTCGCGGGCCATCCGGTCTCGACGGCGGCGTTGGGCGACGTACTCATCAATGGGCTGCATCGTCGTCTCCTGACTGGGGTTTTAATTCTTCCATGATATCAAAAAGCGCTTCCGCCGCGTTGCGGATGGTCTCTTTTTGGGTCGCATCAAATTCACGCAGCGCTATGGCGGCGGCCACCATGAGGGCCATCGCGCCTGTGACCGAGTTTGTCTTTTGGGCTGACAGGACGGCAAAGAAGTCTTTTAACAGCGGAAACACATCTATTGCGCACTGGGTCGCTGCCGCAGCGGTGGTCGCTTTGGTTTTTTCTTTACTCATGGAGTGCCACAACTTCTGCGAAGCCCTTTCTTTGTAATAGTCGCATCAGCATGGCAATCTGGCTGGAAATACCCCTGTTGCCGCTTTCGTAATCCCAGATGGTGGAGTATCGACTGAACATCAAAACATCAGCCAATTCTTGCGTCGTAAAACCTGCTTCGATGCGGATCTTCTTAAACTCATCTTTGGTCATTATTCGTAATCCTCCGATGGCCATGTCGGCTCCACATGGAGTCCGCGCTCTGCCGCGTTTGCGATCAGTTTTGCTCCATGTTCTGCGTTACCGATCCAAGTCCATTGGATAGATTTTGTTCTGTCGGCTCGACAGATGGTTGCCATCTCTCCAGGCATCTCATCTCTGGTGCAGGCAAATCCGCGGCGCAAGTGTCGACAGGATGGCTGCCCGTCTGACTTGCGATAGTACCAAACAACATAACTCATTGCTGTTTCTCCGTTAAGATTGCCATGACCTTCTCGGCCTCGTCGATTGAAAGGTTCAAATTTCGGATGTAGATGTACGTGTCGTTAATATCAAATCGGATAGAGTTGCCGTCATCGGTTTTGCAAGTCAGCAAATCGGAATATTCGTCTGGTCCGTTAACGCCTTTAATTTTCATCAATCGGTCGATATTATCCTGTTTGGCTTGAGCCCTTTCGTCCGAGGCGTTCATCAGGTTTTGGTATTTATCCAGCATGATTTCCGTGGCGTCGCTGTGAACGACGCGCCGGATGATGTCCCGCACGATGGATTCAACTGAGCGGTTGGTAGACATTTTTGCGCTTGGCCAGCCGGCCATCGAACTCATCAGATCATTCCGTGCGACCAGAGGGAAAAGCATCACCGTAATTTTGTCTTTCCAGTCGATGCGGATGTTAATCTTGTATCGCTCCGTAAAGACGCTGCGCATGTGCTCATAGGGCTTGTCGCAAAGGCTGCCGCCTATATCAGTCGCCAACTTCTCTGCTACCGCCTGGATCTTCTTTGTGCCTGCGTTATCCATTGTGCTTGTTTCCTTCCAACATCATTTCCAGATTTTCGATTCGCGTAAAGGTTGAGTCGTACAGCTTGATGATTTCCTCGACCCATTCGCTTGACAGATCGCTTGCGTTTTGAACGGTCAGGTCTTTCAATCGCATCATTGAAAACCTCATGCTGTCCAGATCAAACGCGAGTTCCAGCTTGTCGTTGTTGTTCATGCTACTGCCCTCCGTTCCCAGTTAAGCCCTGGCCAAAAACCCACTCCCGCTTTTTGCCGCCGCGTGAGCCGAAAGACCACAAGGCCAGCTTGTCATCTGCCTCAAGAACGATGGAATAGATCCGCTTGATCGTTCCCCTAGGGGTGCCGTCAAAGGTACGGAGCGATTCATTCCAGGCCTCACGTAGAGTGGGTGCCTGCCTTTCTTTAGTGGCGATGGCTACCAGATCGCGAACATCAAAAGCATCGCGGAGTTCGCTGCCCGTAGGCGGAAGAAGATGGGACATTTCTGTCTCCCCTAGTGGCAGCCCCCGGTCTTCAAAATGAAGCCCTGCCGGGGTGCCTATCTCTCTATATATACGCATAGCGCATAGCATAGTCAACTAGCCATGTTGCAAATTTTGCAATTTATTTTAGCGCGTTGCTTGACAGTTGTTTCATCAGCACCTCCAGCGGGTTCACGAAGTCGGCTTTGATGTGATGCTCGCTGGCATAGTCCAGCGCGTCGGCCACCTTGCCGAGCAGTTTGTTGTAGGATTCTTTTTCAAGGCTGGTAATATCGTTTATCCACTCGGCAGCCTTACCAAAGGCTTCCTCCAGCGTGTCGGATCGATGGTATGCAGACTGGCAGTCGTGATTGTACCAATTTTTTCCATATCGTGTGGAGACGAGCGGCTTGCCGTGACTATCAATATGTACCGAAACTTCGGCGCTTTCGCGGCCTTTGGCGGTAATCTGATCTGCGAGGGTGTCGCAGCGGGTTTGCATTTCGGAATAGTCCATGTCGGTTTTCCTCAGTCCATTCGGGTGATGAAGTGTTCGCCATTTTTCATTGGGAGTGCCACCACTCCCCATTTGTACATGAAGACCGTTCCCAAACTATTTTTCATGGTAAGCAAGGGCTTCATGTCCGGGTCTCCTGAGTAAACAATCGTGCCATCGTCGCTTATAGACATGCCTTCCCAGCGTCTCAACGGACCAAACCCGTAGCATTCACCCATGTGTTTCACCATATCTTCGCCGCCGGAATGCTCAAATTCCAGCGCCCAATCTATCAAAAGATGATAGTTTTGCAGAAGTTGCGCTTTGCTTCTGAATGGCGGTTGAAGATTGACGGCGACAGCGCCGTCATATTGGTTTTCCCAGGTGCGTGTGTCCATGTCGGTTTTCCTTGTGTTGTGGCAGGGCTTAGAAGCCCCACCGATTAGCGCAGATGGGACCAATTCCCAATGCGATGCTTTCCGGGGCCGTAAGCGTCTTGCCGCAGCAAGAACACCGCCCTGTCTTCTGACCCCAACGCATAGCCGCTCCTGATGGGTCAGCAGCGATTGCTTTTAGTGGCTCTACAGCCTGCTGGTTGCCATAGTATTTTCCATCAAGGATCTTGCCGAAGTATTCGCCCTGGCCAGCATCAAGGCTGTCACTCTTGACGTATAAGGCTCCAGGGTTACGCCCTGTGTCAGGCGCTCGGCTTAGAACGAGATCTTCCGCCCGGTATTTCGGGCGCTTGTATCCGCTGGCCACCGCCGCGTCGAACATGGCCTTGATGCTGGCGAGGTCAATGCTCTCAGCATTGTCCTCAATCGTTTTGCGTTTGGCCGCGCGGGTCGCCTCAGTTTTCTCGCGCATCCGCTCCAGGGCGGCGACCTGCTTCTCGCTCCAGGCGCGGCCTGCGAGGTTCTGTTCCATCAGGCTGGCGCAGAACTCATTCCAATGGTCGTTTTCGGCGCACCAGCGGTGCAATTTGCCTTCGTTGTGCGATTGATTCGCAACGCGATTGGCTCGCTGGTTCGCGGCCAGGGTCTCGCGGCTTTTAATTGCTCGCGCTTTGTTTTTTTCACGGCGCTCGCGCTGGGCATCCGCGTCCATCTTCATTTCACCAGCGCCCTTGCAGGAGTAGCAATCGCCCTGCTCGTCACCTTCAAAATTTATGAACTTGCCAGTGCCGGAGCAGTAGACGCATGGGAAGTATTTGACCATCCGCAGAGAATTGATGCCTTCGTTTTCAAAACTATTTTCAATGCCGATGTCATCAAGAAAGTTTACGAAGTCGTTGTTCATCTCATGTCTCCTGTTGCTGCCTGTTCAATTATCCTATATATACGATGACACAGAAGCAACACCTAAATGCGCATTGCGGAGAATAAAATATGAGCGGCCCTACACCCTGGCAGAAAGTATTCAGCCTGTTTAATTGTTCGCAGCGTGGGCTTGCTCGCGCGATGGGTTACGACCCGTCAATGGTCAATCGCAAATTGAAAAGCGATGAAGGGCTTTTGAGCGACAAGGATCAAAAGGCTCTGTTGATTGCCGCCGACAAGATGGGCGTGGTCATCCCAGCCGACTACGCGCTGCCTCCTGGGTTTGCACGATGAGCATCGCACAGCCTGAAACAAAGAAACGCCCAAAACTTAGCTTTAAGAATCAAGCCAAGTTTCTGGAATACTTAATCGAACGCTGCCAGATGGCGAATAGTGCTGAGATCGCAACCGAAACATGGCTAAAATTAGAAGAACGCGATGTGCTGGAATTGGAGCGCCTTGCGGCTCAACTTAACAAAATGTCGTTACACGAGAAAAAGATTAAGAGCGTTTCAGATATGAAGTTTTGATCCAATCGTTTAACGCCTGCCATGCAGCATCACATCCCAGGGCTATGCTGACGAACGATCCGGTTGAATACGCTGCTGTCAAGAACTCAACCTGCCCTGGTTCCCATTTGCTTTTAGTATGATCCCGCCTCTTTAATTCACAGACGAATGTCGGGCTCCCTGGGATGATAATGTCCGCGGCTCCAGGGGTGAGGCCTTCCGCCTTCTGTTTTATAATCTTACTGTGCTGGCCAGCAATCAGAAGTTGCTCGTTCCTGGGATGGAACCCGATCACGCCAAGCGTCTTGGGGTATTGTGATCTCAGCCGATTAAAAAAGGTGATTTGTTCGATTGATTCCACAGGGCATTTGCCGCGAAACGACACGTCTCCGTAAACGCGAAATTTGTATTCATCGAATTTCAAGATCGGGCTCCCTGTTGAATGCCAGGATTTTGTAAAACCCTGATTTCGGGTCTTTAACATAGGAGATTGTTTTGGGTTTATAAGCGCCGCTGGTCGTCACGTTGTTAAAGCCATCGTACAACATCGCTTGGTAAGGAATCTTGCTTTCAGGCATGAACCACGTTGAGAAGTTTCGGTAAGGCGTCTGCCAATCCACACGCAGAGTTTTATTGCCTTTCGCAGACACGCCCGCGCGAACAAACATATTCAAAACCTCATCTGTCTGCGCCTTGGTTGGATCTTTCTTAAACCGCTTAAATTCAATTTTGAGTTTGGTATTAGGGTCAACGATCTCGCCCTTGCACGTAGAACAATATCGGGCGGCAATGTCGTTTTCGGCATCACAGTGAGGACATATTTTTACCGTCCATCGGTATTCGCATTGCTCATACTCGCCCATAGAGCCGACTCGGGTCATACCCCAGCAACGCCGGCCATAATGCGCAGGCACCGGCAAGTTGAGTATCTGGCCATTCTCCTCGACAGGCACAAATATCCTCTGATTGTCCAGATCAACCGCATAGCCTTCATCGTCTACGCCAAAGGCACCCTCCAAGTCCTTCGGTGGGCGGGCTTTGAATGAGTTTTCGTATTGGCAATCAGGGCATGTTACCGAAAGGAAGCCGGTGTCCTCTCCTGGTTTTTGGGCTGTTATTACTGGAGAAAATAGGTCGCCATCCGGGCAATGCGTCTCAATGTTTTTGGTGTAATCCAAAACAAGGCAGTCTTCTTTCCCTGGGGAAATTCGCAAGCCACGCCCGATGATCTGCTGCAACAAGCTGACGCTTTCCGTCTGGCGCAGGATCGCGATGACATCCACATGAGGCGCATCAAATCCTGTCGTCAATACGCTGACGTTGACCAGATATTTTAATTCACCGGCCTTGAACCGCTTGAGGCAATCCCGCCGATCCACCTTGTTATTCTCGCCGGTTACTATCGCGCTGATCTCAGGCGGTAGGCTTTCCATGATCTCGTGCGCGTGCCTGACGGTCGCTGCAAAGAACATTACGCCTTTTCTGTCTACTGATTGCCGGATGACATCGGCTACAATATCAGAAGTCAGCCGGCCCTTCCCATGATACGCCTTGTCAACTGTGGTCGAATCAAACTGGCCGCGGCTGTTCATCTTTAGCCCGCTGATGTCGTACCGGCCAGCTTGGCTGATACCAATGACGGGCTCGGTCAAAAACTCCTGCTGGATCAATTCATACGCAGGGACTATCGAAATGCACTTCTTAAAATAAGGTGCGACAGTGGTGTGGCCTTCCATATTGACCTTGCCGTCTGGCCAGATGCGGAAGATATAGCCAGAGCCCAAACGATAAGGGGTCGCCGTTAATCCACAAACCCGCACCCTGGGATTGGCTCCCCGCATCGCTTCAATGATACTGAGAATTGTTGGCGTTACACGATGCGCTTCGTCAATGACGATCATCGCATAACCGTCATCGCCCTCGCGTTGAAACGCGCTGATCCGATTCTTGACGGTGAGCGGAGTGCCAAAGACTACGGGGTGCCGCAATGACTTCTGTCCAGACGCTGCGCTGTATATGCTCGCAGGCGCTCCTGTAGCCACATACTTCTCGTGATCCTGCTCCACTAGCTCAACGCTCGGAGCCAGCACCAGAATGCGCTTCCCTGTCTCTTTATGGACATGCGCTGCGATGGCGGCGATCATGTGCGACTTGCCAGATCCGGTCGCGGCATCAATCACAAATGGATCAATGCTGGTTCGCATCCAGGCAAGTGCATCGTCAACGCATCGTTGCTGATAAGGGCGAAGCATTATTTCATCACCCAATAACTTGAGGGCTGGCCGCGGAAGGGTTCGAGGTCGGCCTCTGGCGCGTACTTTTTAATTGCCTTGGCGTAAGAGATCCCGCCTACACGATCAACACGGGTCAGGTTGCGGCCTGCGAATAGCGCGTTTCTATCGCCTGCAACCTGCACCATCTCGGCCAGGAGTTCTTTTTTACGATCTTCTGCCATCTCAATGGCGACGACCAGTTCGTCATATTCGCGCACCATCTTGTGGGCTTCTGGCGTGTCGACGATCTTGCGCTTGGGCTCCAGATGCTCTTGCGCTGTAGGCCCGTCTCGCGTGTCCAGATACTCGGCATGGAATTGTTTGAGTGCAGGCAACGCCCAATCAAGCCACTCTTGGTCAATCTTTACTCGTTCCAAACGAGTGCCGCCAGGAGCCCATTGATAGAAGTCGCACCACTGGCGATCCGTTACCCAAAGCTGAAACATCACCTGGGCATAATACCCTGGCTGCTCTCTCAAGGTTTTGAATGTCGGGTGTTCATCTTTGCGTTTTGAAAACGGACATTTGATTTCGATCAAGCCATCGTCGCCGATCAGTCCATCTGGTGATGCGCCCGCCCAATCCTCACGAACAAAGAAACCGCATGTCTCAACAACCGCTTCTGTTTCCATCTCATATTCAACGCGCGCTCCAGCCTCGTGGAAATTGCCGTGCTGTGTGGCTACGTTCCCATCAAACTCCGATGGCGCATTATGCCAGTCCCGCACCATCCGACGCATGACATCATCACGATTTCGGAAGGCGTCTACGTTTAGAATGGCCCCTGCGCTGCTGGCAGTAACCCTTGGCGCTCTGGCTTTGTGCCAAGAGGCACCGCCTTGTTTTAGTTTTTCGGTCATGTGGTTTATTCCAGATTGAGGCTGTATTGACGGGCGGAATCGTACTCGATCCTAGCAACTATCGGACGAGCAACAGATACCGCTTCGTCCCAAAAAGTTTCGGGATAAATTGCGAGGCAATGCCCGCCTGGACCAGATGTTTTCCGTCTAAGCTGCTTGTCTGGAAGCCTTTCGTAAACCTCCAGGAAACGATCTCTTATAGCGAAGCCTACCGGCCATGTTATGGACTTTTCCGGTTCAATTTTTAAGACTCGCAATACGTCCCTTATGTCAAACATCTGTCCAGTCTCTTTCAGAAAAGAACGGGGTGCGCTTCTTTCAAAACACACCCCTGTGGTGGCGATCAGAACGGGATGTCGTCGTCCAGCGGATCGCTGACAGGCGGGCGACTAGATCCTTTTGGCCGATTGCGGTTGTACGATGGGGGTGGTGCCGCAGCCGCAGCATCTGTGACACCGAGCGAGCCCTTCGGCCCAACGCTGGAAACCCAATTCCCGCGAATCATATCGCCGGTCTTATCGTCCTTGATCTCCCAGAGCATCGACCGAATATCCATCGGCTTGTTTTCCAAGGCCCGCTGCAAGTCTTCGTTCCCTGGCATTCCGTTAGCGGCGCTCAACCCTTTACCAGTGTTGATGTTGATTGCCTTGAACATGGCCTTGGCGTTCTTGCGCTTTTTCTCTGGATCGTTTGCGCGAGGATCGTCATCGGTCAGCCACAGCTTCTGGAAAATCTTGCGGTTCTTGTAGGCATCTGGCGCAAGCACTGACCAACGCAGCGAAAGGTATTCGTTTTTGTTGTAGTCTGAATCCCATTTTGCTTCGTCAATGAAGGCCAACACTGCTGTGTTGTTGGGGATCGGGTCAAAGCTGCCACCCGGCATCTCAAAAGAACCGTCGTCATCATCGTCTTCGATGTCGTCCCAAAAGTCACTCATTGTGCTGTTTCCAGTTCTTCAGATTGGTTGCTAGAATGCGGCTGTGGTTCTGGCAAGATGTCGGCCAGCGGGTTTGATCCAGCCGGGAATGGTATTGGTGCAGTGATGCCAAACCGATTCTTGCTGACGTTTGCAGCGGTGGCATGGCAGACCAAAACCCTGTCGCCACTGGAGATGGCGAGTTTTCGCTCGTTCGTTCCTTCCTTGATGAAAGTCTCCAGGCGGATGAATACGACTGCGTCGACATCATCGACGTAAGCCGGCATGGATTTGTTATCCAAGCGCAGGCTGTACCGCATGTAGTCATCCGAATCTGGCAATCTCATAGTCTCTACATCGGCATGTGCGATGAAGATGATGCTCATGCCTCTGCGCTCGTTCAAGAGGCCGGCAGCCTTCCGAACACGTGCCTGCATAGAGGCAACGGCTCTCATGCCAGCCCCATATCCGCCAAGGGCTTGGTTGATGGACTTGGCCTTGCGGTCGCTGTCCAAAACCTCTTGAATGAACATCCGTTCCAGAGCCGTTACGCTGTCGATGACCAGAGTTTCATACTCGTGATCGGACTTCAGCAAGGCGATCATCTGGTCCCACAAATCTGTAGAAGATCCGATGACCGGGAAGGCATCAGGGCGGTCTTCTATCGGGACCGATGACAGTCCGTCTTCCGCTCGGATGAAAATTGGCTTTGGAAAAGCCGCGGCAAGGGAAGTTTTCCCCATGCCAGAATCACCGCAGATCGTTATGATCGGCGGCCTGTCCGCTGGCGGGCCAACAGAGGACATCAAGTTAGCTTGATCCATTTCGTACCTCATTGAGTTTTGCGCGGGCGGTGCGCGCTCTCTAACCGCCAGCTTGACCTTAGCTAATCGTTGTCATACTGTCAACACCTTCGATTGCTTTTTATCCCAAAGGAAAACCGATGCACCGACTATTTTGGAACGAGGGCTTTCGAGTCTTCGGGTTACATTCTTTTAAGGGCAAGGTCTGCGCATGTGGGCGCGCTGACTGCGAGGCTGCCGGCAAACATCCGCTATCTTCCTCGTGGCAGCACACGCCAATCTGGGACGAAGGCCAGATAGATTTGATGGAGGAATCGGGCCAGTTTGCTTCTGGCTTTGGAGTTCTCTGCCGCGGCCTGCTAGTGATCGACGTTGATGCGCGCAACGGCGGCATCGAGAGTTTTACAAAGCTGTCTGAGGCAGTTCCTGAGATCGCCCAGGCCGGCTTGATCGTCGGCACTGGCAGCGGCGGCGGCTCAAAACATCTCTATTTTAGAGCGCCGCCGGAAGGCGTTGCGCTGGTCCAGCATCTAAACGAATATCCTGGCCTGGACTTCAAATCGTCCGGCTTTGTTGTTGGCCCTGGATCGCGGCACAGGAGCGGCAAGCGATATTCTATTCTCTATGGGGAGCCGTCAGATATAGGTAATCCACCAGAGGGCCTAGTGGATCTTCTCAAGCGGCAAGATCGGCACCGGGCAGATTATGACGGCAGCCCGATTGATGTCTCACATGATGATCTGGTTGATATGTTGGCCTTCATTCCTAACGACGATCTGGACTATGAGGATTGGATTCGGATCGGCATGGCCGTGCATCATGCTACAGGCGGCGCTGGGTTTGCGATCTGGTCCGATTGGTCAGCGACGAGCAAGAAACACAATCAAGAAAATATGAAGTTCAAATGGGATAGCTTTGGTCGAGCGGCCAATCCTGTAACGCTTGGAACGCTGGTCCATCACGCTTCCAAGACAGGATGGCTTTGGCCGGTGACATTTGGCGAGGAATTGACTGAGCCTGATACCGCCGCGGAAAAACATCTGCCGTTTGACATCAGCGGCGTTGATCTCACAGCGCCGCCGGGTTTTGTCGGAGAGTTGACGCTCTGGATTGAATCACGCAATCGCCGGCCAAGGAAAAACCTATCGGTTGCGACGGCACTTTCTGTGGTCGGCAATATTGGCGGCTTGCGATACACGGATGATAGGGATGGGGTGACGACAAACCTGCTGGTATTTGGCGTGGCTGGCGCTCGAACAGGCAAGGAAGGTTTGCAGCAATCCATGACGGCAATCATGGTAGATACCGGCCTATCCGCCGCGTCTCACGGATCAATCAAGTCAGAGCAGGAGATCATCCGCAACCTGATAGAGCATCAGGCGAACTTCTACATGATCGACGAATGGGGCTATTTCCTCAAGAAGCTAAAGAACGCCGAGACCCGCGGCGGCGCGTCCTATCTGGAAAATGTAATTTCGGTTGTGATGAGCGCCTACGGCAAAGCCAATGGGTACATGCTGCTGACTGGCGATGCGAAGCGCGAAGTGATAAAATTCTTGGTCGGCGAGTTGTCTAACATACACAAAAAGATGACAGAGAAGGGGGAGTCGCCGGCCTTGAAGGCAGATGAAGCGACCATGAGCAGGCGCATCAGTGACGCTGAGAAGGGCCTGTATCAACCATTCCTATCGCTGATAGGCTTTACAACACCGGAGACTTTTGAGGATTTGGTAGACTTCCAATCGGCAACGTCTGGCTTTATAGGCCGGTCACTGATCTTCAATGAGCGGAACACGGTTCCTGCACACAAGGAAAATTTTAGGAGCGGCGCGGCTCTACCGGACGATATTTCGATGACGCTCTGTCAGATTTACAATGGCGGATCATATGATGTCATGGCTTACAAGAAGCGCATTGAGGCTGACGGCGACCGTCGCCCGGTTCCGACAGATCCTGCCGCGTTAGACATGCTGGATGGCGTGCTTGCGTGGCTGGAGCGCGAGGCCGTCGCTCAAAAGGCCGATACTGGCCTTGAGGCGCTTTACCTTGGGGCATACGAGCTTGTCAGCAAGGTGAGCCTCATCCTGGCGTTGCCGGAAGGACGGCGCACCGTAGAGGATGTCCGGTATGCTTTTGCTCTGGTAAAACGAGACGTTGAGGACAAGAGCCGACTGGTCATGTCTAACGATCTGGAGAGGGTCAGGCCCGTCGCCGCTTTGGAACACCGGATTATGAATATTGTGGCCGGCGAGGACGGCGAAACGATAGGAGTAATTCACAACCGGCTAGAACGAAAATTCAAACGGCCAGACATTGATCGCGCGTTAGAGAATATGGTTGCATCTGGAAAGATCCTTCGGCAGGATATTCCGAAGGCGTTTAGGCGCAAAGCGACGACGATCTACAAAATGGCTTAGAAATAATAGAAATATCCAAAAATATTTCACCTAAGCCTCTGAAAATCAAGACAAATATAGAAATACAGATATACCCTTATAGATGCCTCTCAGAAATGACCCTCTGAGAGGCATTTATTCCTTTTTGGGGGGTTTTTTATCTATCTATAAGGATATATATATATTTCTATATATATATATAGTTTCAAAGACTTAGCTCTCTCAAACTTGATTATTTGTATTATTTGTAAAACGCTATAACAGAGTACCTCTTTTGCAAATCCTGTGGCAGGCTGCCCCTGGTGCTGACTCACGCGCAACATTTAATTTAAAATAAATTTGCGCAGCCTCTTGACTATGCTATGCGCTATGCGTATATATAAGGGGAAGGGAGCGGATGAGCCGCCTACCCAAACAGGAGAAATTGAGATGACCAAGACCGAAATAAAACAGACCGCCCAGGACTACCTCCTCCAGGGGTTGGCGAACGCCATCTCGATGGAAACAAACGACGCGGATGATCCTGCCGTGCTGGAGGCCATGCGAGGGCAGGCCCGGCGGGTGTTGAAGATGTTTGGCTACGATAGCTTTCCGGGGATCGGCTGATCCCCCAACAAGGCTCCGGCCCCACCCCTCACCAACAGGAGAACGAGACCATGACCAACACCAACCCAACATCAGTTTACTATGGCCGGCGGGCCGCGATGCAATCGGAGATTGGCACGCTGGACTGCTACGAAGGCGAGTGGCTGGTGCAACTGGAAGGCCCCGCTGGCGACTATGACGCCGAAGGCTTTAAGACCCAAGAAGCCGCCCACCTTGAGGCTCTTGAGATGCAGGCTACTTACCCCGGCATCAAGATCATTCAGCTCTAATTCCACCCACCAACAGGAGAAACCGACCATGACAAATCCAATTTATGCCGCCCATGACGATGGTTTTATCTACGGCCTCGGTCCGACGCCAGAAGAAGCTGAGGCCGAGTACCGAGCCGGCATCGGCGATGACCAGATCGCTTCCTCGTGGGAAGCCATCACGATCAGCGAAGTGACGCCGGCATTGGCCGCACAAGTTAAGGAGGAAGGCGGCGCGATAACCTGGGGCATCAATCACCGATTTGAACTCTGCACCGATGACGAGGAGGTCAACGACAATGCCTAGCCCAATCGCTACCAACGTCCACGGCCTGCGCTACTGGCTGATCGACTACGCGCCCGAACTTGCCGACCGGCTGGTCATCAGCGCAACCGGCGAGGTCTTTGATAGCGAAGACCTCCACTACTGCGAGCGGTGCCGCTGCACGAATCTGGATGAGGACATCACAGACGGGCTCTGCGAACCCTGCCACGAGGAAACATTATGATCGCCCTCCGCATCGTCTCCACCACGCTGTTCTTGGGCGCAATCGCCGCTTGGATCATCGTTCTGTGACCGCTGGAAAAATGGCATCTGAAAAAATATGTGCATATTGCAGAAAAGTGATTGACATATTTTGAGGCGTTGTTAATCTGGCAACAGTTGGGTGCAACGACGCAGCCAACACAACCGACTGGAGATACATCATGGAAAAGCAAGATCCGCCACCGCCGCCCGTCGACTACTGGCGGGAAACCATCGTCCTGAAAATTATCGGGACCACAGGTCTGGCCCTGGGCCGTCCGCGAAACAACAAAATCTAACCTCAACAACCGCAAACTCTGGAAAAAAAACATGGCAGTCAAAAAAGCGGAAACCGAAATCGTCGTCTCAGCATTAACCCGCGAGACAGTCACCCTCCGAGTGATCGGAACGACACCGCTCTTTCAAAACCGCATGGCCGAAAAAGCCAAGCAACAATTGCTGGTCGGCGGGCGAAAGAAAACCGCATCTGAGCGAAAAGAACTCAAACACGATCCGCTCGCAGAATACCGCTCGTCAGCGGAAATCATGCACACCGGACCAACGGCACTCGGACTGCGCGTCGTCGCATTGAAAGCCGCAATGGCAACAGCCGCGCTGGAAACAGCCGGACTGACAAAGACCAGCGCACAGCGGCTGATCTTTATGCCCGGTGATCTCACAGCGCTGTATGGAACGCCGCAGCTTCGGATGGATGTGGTGCGATCCGCCGACATCAATCGAACGCCAGATGTCCGCACACGGTCGTATCTGCCGACGTGGGGTGCGCTGATCAAAGTCCAGTTCATCCGCCCGCAACTGTCAACAACGGCAGTGGTCACGCTCTTGCAAAACGCGGGCATCCTCGTTGGAGTCGGCGACTTCCGGCAGGAAAAAGGCAAGGGCGGCTTCGGTGCCTTCCGCGTGATCGGCGAGAACGAAGACGACGCCGAGTGGGATGACCTAGTCGCTAACCATGGCCGCGAAAGCCAAATGGCCGCGCTGGAAAACCCTGAGTTTGCCAATCCCGAAACGGCAGAACTCATGGAGTTTTTTGACGAAACCGTAAAAGCGAGGGCATAACCGATGACCGTCACAATGAGCAAAACTGAGCGCGCGGCGCTCAAGATCGACTTCATGGAACGCCACGGCGGGGCTTGGAACCCCGCCGGATTCCTGGAGGAAGTTCGTGCGGCTAACGGCCAGCATCCGGCGTGGCACTGGTTTGAGTGGGATCGCGACACCGCCGCGGAAAAGTTCCTTTTAGAGCAAGCAAAAGAGTTCGGACGCGGGATTTATGTGACCGTCAAAAGCGAGGAAATCGTCCACAACGAAGTGAAAGTCGTCTCGGTCGAAATCCCGCTGACGCTGGCTCGCACGACTAAAACAGGCCGGTACACGGGCGAACACATCCAGTTCGATCCGTCGAACGAAGATCACCTGATCGACATGCGACGGCAGGCGCGTTTCCGGCTGGCTGAGTTTCAGCGGCAATTCGGGGCGATCCTGGGGCAGGACGAAATTGACCACATCAGCGCGGTTGCCCTGGCGTTGGCGTAGGACTTTTGGCACGGCAGGCGAGGCGGGGCGAGGCGCGGCATGGCATGGTAGGGACTGGACTGGCACGGCAGGCAAGGCTCGGTTTGGCTCGGCAGGGCATGGCACGGCAGGCAA